GACACGCGCAATCATGCTAAGGAACGGGGTTTCGTGTGGTGACACATCGTAGATGACATCACTCACGTCTTCCATGTTACCTATTGCGGCAAAGGTTGTGAATGCGTTGGTTTCTAAGGCCATGATAATTTCTCCTATTTGGCTTTAATTGGGTTATGCCTTCTTTTTCAATCGGCCGACTTCACGCTTGGCCTTCATTAATGCGACTGCGGTTTGGTTGCTTCCCGATGCCTTGTGCGCCTTTTGGGCTTCTGCAAGGTTCTTGGCTGCAACGGAAGCTTTGCCTTGATCGGCTTTTCTCCCGCTTGGACGGAGCATTTTCGGTGCTTTTCGCACTTGCTTCGTCGCGTCTTTCACACCTTTACGAGCGTTGTCGTACTTCATGGCTTTCTCTGCGATCATGAGCAGGTCGGCACGAATGAGACCATCCGCTTCGGCTTGCTCGATGTCGTAGTTTGCCACGATGTAGCTGTTGACCTCTTTGAGACGAGACTCGAATTGCTTCGGGTCACTCTCTCCCCATACCTTCGTGAGCTTTTGGGCTTCACTCTCTGCATAGCGGTCAAAGGATTCTTTCGCTTTAGCTTGCTGCTCTCCTTGCTTTTTGGCTTGGAGGCGTTGTGCCGATGCGAGCAAGGCTTGCTTATCGCGCAATTCTTCGCGACGTGCCGACCATTCGGAAGGATTATCGAGGCGCAAGTCCTCCATAGTCTCCTTCGAGTAGCGGTCATCGGTCTGAATTTGCTCGTATAGCTTTTGCCCTAATCCTGCAACTTCGTGTAGTGCTTCTTCATGATGCTTGGTTAGCGTCGTTTCACGATCTACGAGTTCGGTTTCCTTCTGATTCAACGTGTTGAGCTTTTTCTCAATTCCCCGTGATTTGGAGTACGTCGAGACAAGGTCTTCAAACGTCACTTCTTCCATCTTGCCGTTGATTTTCAACTGCAATGGTTCGTCGAGTTCATACTCACCGGATTCTTCGTCGGAGTCTTCATCGTTATCGTCGGATTCGTCAGCTTCGGAGTCGGCTTCCGCGTCTTCTTCGTCTTCTTCACCCGTTTCATCTTTTGGGTCATCCTTCTTTATCGCTGACTTGCCGTCTCCGAAATCATCCGGTTCGGGGTCGTCATCGCTTTTCGCTGCTTCTTTCGCTGCTTCAGCACGGGCTTTGCGTTGCTCGGCTAGTGCATTGGCTGCGTCTTCGTCAGATTGAAAGGCTTCACCGGCAACGTGTCCGGTGTTTTCTGGCTTCGGGTCTGCGTCCTGTTGTTCAGGGTTGGCAGAAAGTTCCTCGTCAGTCATAGATTCTCCTAAGATTAGTTCATAAAAAAAGCCCCAGCGGAATTGCCGAGGCTTCACATAACTTCCTGTAAGGGTCGTTATTTCGGTACGGGAGGCGCTACCCAAGCTCGTTGGATGGCTTGCGGCTCCTGTTGTTCTTGTTCTTCTGCTTCGCGCATGAGAGAGGCTGCTTCTGCGCCTTGCTGTATGTACGATTTGATCTCGTTCTCGATCTGCGTCACGGCAAGATTGAGGTAGTGATAGCCCACGGCTTCCTTGCTTGCGGGTTCACTGGCAAGCATGAGTTGGCTTGTTGCCTTCTGTAGCGCTTTAACGGCAGTTTCAAGGATGGTTCCCTCGAACTCTTGTCGGGCTTTCTCCCCACGCGCTCGCTTGTTTGCGTCTGATACTGCCATTTCTGGCGTGATTCCTTCATTGCTTCCCATTATGACGCTACGCTGCCTCCCATTTTCTGATCAGCTAGATTGATTTTCTGCATGACTTCGATTGATAGCTTCTTGTTCGCAAGGCCAAGCTCGGCTGTGAACTTCTTGTGGTCGAACTCAAGCTCTTTATCGACCTTGTACTTGTCGGTCTCGGCTTTCATTTGCTCGATTTGCACCTTCTCGCTTGGTTGCGGCTGTGGTGGTTGATACTCTGGCGTCTCTGGGTCGGTGACATAGCGCTGTATCTCTTTGTTGCCAGTGGCTTTCAGGTAGTCTTCGAATGCGTTGTACGCTTGTTTCGGTGTCACCATGCCTTGCATCTGATTTCCGAACTCACGAAGAGACATGAGCAATTCTTTCGCACGGTTAACGGTTTCTGCGCGGTTGCCAGTACCAAGCCCGACATTGATCTTGAAGTTCATGTCCAAGTCCCAAGTCCGAGGGTCAACGTCTGTCCACTCACCGGCAATTTTGATGCTGCGCTCTTTGTCCATGTAGAGCATAGAGTTTTGCAATATGAGCTTGCACATACGAGTGAACCCGCACTCAGCAAAGACGCGAGCTATCAACATGGTGCGCTTGTCCAGCTTATCGACCATTGTTGCCAACCCTTCGGCTGTGTCATGCAGCTTGTCCATGTCGAGGCCACGCGATTGACGATAGGCTCCTGTGCGACGCTCCATTGTGACGTCGAGCTTCTCCATCATGTTTAAGCCTTCGCCCGATAGTGCGCCGGAAGGGAATGCCCCGATTGCGTTTGCTGATTTGACCCGTGTTATTGCGTTAGGTCGTGAGTCGAGCAGGTCGTCCATGTTCACTTGGCTGTCGATTGCCCATATCCGCTGGTTGTTCGCCGAGTACATGTTGTCGAGTATCTGACGTCCAATGGTTGACTTGATCTCTTGAATGTCCATCACAAGCTCTGCAAGGCTGCGACCGTGGAAGCGATGCGGCTCCAATATTGGCGAGAAGTCAAAGAACGGGTTGTCCGTCACTTCGTCATTCTCAAGGATAAGCTCACATTGCTCTCCCGCTGTCACGATACGACGCAATTCAGCGATGCCGTCACCGTCTGCGTCAATGAAGATGTACCATTCGACCACACGAATATCGCGCATTGACTCGTCGATCAGTATGTCCGAACCGGTAAAGCTTTCGTTGCTAAAGCGATTGGTCTTCTCTGTGCCGTATTCCTGCGTTGACCAGCCGCCTAGTTGGTCGATTTCCCCTTTGCGGTCGGGGTATGTGATGACCAGTTCCGAGGCCGGTGTCTCTTTTTCGTGGTAGCAGAACTTCGGATTGTCTTCTAGGCCGGTCGAGCGTGGTGCAATACCGAACTCTTCCGGTGGTACTGCGAACAGCGCATTGCGACCGTTCTCATGGTAATAGCAAAGCTTCACGTCCCACAATACCGCGTCGATTAGCTCTTCTTCGCTCATGGCTTCAAGGTCTTCATCGTCGAGATAGACTTCCTGCTTCTCTCCGGTGGCTTCGTCAACATGCACGCGATAGGCGGCTTGCTCTTCGACTTCGACATCGTCCTGTTTTGAAAGCTCGATGATCTCCATGATTGAAAGCTCGCGCAGTCTAACGAGCTTCTTGTCTTCCGATTGCTCCCAAGTCACCTTGCCGATGCCGTTATTCTGCAAAAGGCCGTCTTTGATCAGCGTGTAAAGCAGCTTGAACCCGTTATTGTCTCGGTTGATGACATAATTGCAGTATGCCGTCATGAGTTCTGCGTCTTTCTCACCGCCTTGCTTGGTCGCTTCAATCTCCACGACATCGTCACCGCCTATGAAAATCTCCATAAGTTCGGGCATGATTGCCTCGATTGTGTCTAGGACATCGTTGCTTACATAGCTTGAACGGCCTTTGCGCTCATTGCCAAACGGTTCGCCTCGGTAATATCGAAGCGCTTTCGTGCGTCTTTCTGTGATCTCACCGGTCGCATTGTGTGAAATACCCACCGAGTAGGCACCGCGCAACACGCCCTTGAGGTCGAGATCGGTCATCTTGTTCTTGCCGCGTCGCTTGTACCGTATCTTTGTTGCGATAGGGTTGTGTGACTTGGGGTCTTTCTTGTTCTTCACTGTGAACTTTTCAGCCATGTTTAATCTACCTTGCCCAATCATCATTGAGATTTGCGTTTATATTTCCTTTGAAGTCGCCCCAGCCTGTTGCCTCTGGCACTTCTGCGTAGCGAATCATCACCACCCCGTAACGGGTAGCGCTTAGAACGTCGTCATTCAGCTTCACGATCAATCCGTCTTTCCGGTGATACATTTCGTATTCGTCTCTAAAGGCATCATTCCCGCTGAATACCTTGAGTCTTCCTTGTGCAAAGCGTTGGTTCATTTCAAGAACCCCAGCTTCCACGCTGACGCTGCCTTGCTTCACTAGCCCTTCACTCACAAAGTCAGGGAACCTTGCGTGATGGTCGCACATGTTCAAGCCTTCGTTCTCGAACTCTTCCTTGTACTTCTGACCAGATTTGCGGTCGTGCTGTAGTGCGTCATGAGGCCATGCGACCGGAATGTTCTCTCCGAATCGCTTCACCGCTGACGCATGGTCTGCCAATGTGACTTCTCTTTCGCGCCATACTGTCACGACGTAGATTGTGTCCGTGTCAGGGTCGAAAACTAGTTTCACCGCTGCGGCTGGGTGACTTCCTGCACCTGCCCCGCCTATGTCAATTCCCGCTATCTGCGGCCAATGACTCGGTATTGCGAACGGTTCGACCTCAATGTCGCTGTATGCCTTGCGGAATATTCGTCCACTCCCCAAGATTGGCGTTCCGTTTGCTCTCGCTTCCCTCTCATGTGCCGGATATGCGGCGATAATGCTCTTCTTCTCTTCCTCGCTGTAGTGTTCAACGTCATTGATACCCATTCGCGTGACATGACCGTTCGGTGTTCTGACTCCCTCGTCTTTCGATAGGAACCGGTTCACCGTGTCACTCATGCCGAGTAATGGCGTGAATGTTGTCATGACCGCGTGTGACCGCTGTCCTCTGTTTGTCCGAGTCAATCCCTCCGAGTAAACGTCAATCGGTGGTTCTTCATCATTCCAAACAAAGTCAATCGTCGCACCCTGCCACTTGAGCGCACCTTGGTCGAAGGTTTTGAACTGCAAGCGGCTAATGCCACCCGACACATGCTTGACGAGAACATAGTTCACACCGTCCGGCACTTGAGTCGAGCGTCGTATTTTCTTTATCAGGCGGCGAGGGATTGCTCCCGTTCCCCATCCTTCTTCTATTTCACCGAGCAAGTAGCGTTGGCAGTTATCACGGGTTAGCTCGCCTGTTGTCGATGCTGCCCAGATTCTCGTCGGCTTATCAAAGCGAAGACCCTGCCACCAATCGGGATAAAGCCCCGTAAGGTGGAATGTCGTCTCCATTGCTCCGGCCATTGTCTTGCCAAGCTGGTTTCCTGCCATGAACAAGCGTTCGTTCTTGGTTGCTCCCGCTGTGTGGAACTCCTTCTGCCTTGCGTATGGCTTGTATCGTGCGAGCTTGTCCTCTCTGACTCGTCTTTGCATTTCTTCAAGTAGTATCGCCAACCGATATTCCGCTGACTCTTGCGAACCGTCGGCTTTAATTCTCATCTTTGAGCTTGCTCCATAGCGATTGAAGCTGTGTTCCGAGCTTCTTCACCATGTCCTTGTTGTCGCAATCTTGAAGCGCTGCGACGATTCTTTCATGAAGCTCTTCGTCGTCAACTTCCCGTAGGTCGCCTGTCACCATGAGATTGTCTTTGTAGATACCCATGGTCTCACCGACTTTCGTTAGGTTCCGCGTTGCGCTTGCGTAGTCTTCGGACTCTCTGCACTCTTCAAAGAGTTCAATGTGCTTTTGCACCACCATTTCGGGGCTGACCCCTGCGCTCTCGATTTTCTCTTTGCGGTATTTCTCGATTCTCCGCTTAACGTGCGGCTTGTTCTTGATGACATGCGCGTTCTGGTACTGCGTGCCAATGGCTGTCTTGCTCACATCGTATGCGAGGGCGTAGGCTTTGCGTGCATTGCCAAGTCTGACAAACAGCATTGCGAACTGTTCTTCTGCTTCTGTGAGCTTCTGTGGTGCCATTCGCTTTCCTTCCCCTCCAAAAAGAAACCCCGCTAACCTGTGAAGGCGCGGGGCTAGTTGTCAGTAGGGTATTAACTGTTCCCCTCGTTGGGGGACTCTCCTACTGTGTCTAAAATCGTCTCATATTTTGTTAAAACTGTCAAAAGCCTCCTTTTTTTATTACTTTCTCAATAATCGTGACTTTTGTGTAAGCCCTTATTTTCTGCGGGTTTGAAGTTGGTTTTGATCAATCCTTTCTGTTTTTCGTGAATATACCGTTATTTCTGGCTTTCCGAATGCAAAAGCTTGGGTTGCTTTTTGTTTATCTTTGGTCATCGGGAACCTCTAATAATTGTTTCTTTAATCTCTCAAGCAGCCAAAGAACATCACCGCCATCTGCTATGCTTGATGCGAAATATTCATCGCCGTCCCCATCATAGCCCAGCACGATAACAGATTGCAGTTCTGGTAAATTCTCTAATACACGGTCTGGGTCTAAATCATGCCCCGTTATTCCGTTAAATATGTGAATATCAGCCATTATTCACTCCTTCTCTGCTAATGCTTGTTGTTCACACGCTATATCACCAATTATCTTGTCAATCCCCGCGATGCGCTTGTCTAGCTCTTCGATCCGCCTGTCATAGTAATGATCGTCAGCGCTTCTATGCGCTCCTCTTTGTGTGAAGCAGAACTTTAGATCGGCATTCAGAAGCGCTCTTTGCTGCATATACCCATCGACGATTATATCTATTGTAGCCATCACTCACTCTCCTCTTGCTGGGGTGCTGGGGGTAGGGGTTGCCAGTGGGTAGGTTTTAACGGAGTAAACGTTGAACCTGTGGAGTAATCATCCCAATGCTCATCAAACCAGCCTGTTTCACCGCTTAGATAATCCTCTTTGAAACTGCCACGTAAAACCATTTCACCATCAGCTAATAACAACACAGTCCCATCCTTCGGCGCTGTGCTAATATCCTGCCACCCATCCCCACAATGCTCTGCATCTGCTTTGAGCGCTGCTTGTGCGGCTTTCGTATGCTCACCGTATGCTCGATCAGATGCACAGAAATAATCCTCAATAGCCCTAGCAGCATTCTGAATCCGCTCTTTAGATATGTTACTCATCACTCGCCATCCTTTCCGGTTAGGGCTTCATCTGCAATAATCATTATGCCGGCTTCTGTAATGCCGTTCGGATTAATACACCTATCTTTATCAACCCTTTCA